TATTATGAGAAGGGAAGCGGAACCATACCCCATGCACCATATGAAAGTGCCAGAAGACAAAGTGGAGCGGTTAGAGGACATAGATAGAATATGGGGTGAGTGCGTTACCTGTGGGGATATAACTGTTCTGGTTGCTCCCGCAGGGATATGCGGTGTGTGCGCCTTTGGTAAACCTATTCCACAAGACGGGAATATATAATGCCCGTCCTTACCGTCGATTTTGAAACCTTTTACGATAAGACATATAGTTTATCCAAACTAACTACGGAGGAATATATCCGTGATGCGTTGTTTGAGACTATTGGTGTATCTGTACAGATAGACGATGGGCAGCCCGTATGGTTTTCTGGTGACTTTGATGGCACCAAGGCTTTCCTAGACCAGTATGATTGGCAGAACGCAACGGCGGTAGCCCACAACGCTGTGTTTGATATGGCAATAATGTGCTGGATATATGGCATCCGGCCCAAGCGTATAGTAGACACGTTGAGTATGGCCCGCGCCCTTCTGGGTACGCAAGTGAGCCTAAGCCTAGCAGCATTAGCCAAACATTTCAATTTGGGGCAGAAAGGCACCGCAGTACTAACCGCCATAGGATTACGACGTAAGGACTTTAGCGCAGAACGGCTTGCCGAGTACGGCGTGTACTGCTGTAACGACACCAGCCTCACATACCAACTTTTCCTGAAACTGGTAGAGGGGTTCCCGCTGTCAGAACTGCGGTTGATTGATAAGACGATACGTATGTTCACCGAGCCACAACTGGTGCTGGATAAACAGTTATTAACCGATCATCTTGCCGATGTAGTCAAGAAAAAAGATGGTCTGCTGAACAAGGCTATGATTAGCAAGAAGCAGCTAATGAGCAACCCTGCGTTGGCGAAACTGCTGGATGGTCTGAGTGTAACTGTCCCTATGAAAATCAGCCCCACTACAGGTAAGGAAACCTTTGCTTTTGCCAAGACCGATGCGGAGTTTGTGGCCTTGAAAGAACACCCTAATATCTTCGTGCAAGCTATTGTTGCTGCGCGGCTAGGGGTTAAATCCACGTTGGAAGAAACCCGCACCGAAAGGTTTATTGAGATTGCGAGTCGCGGGCTACTACCCGTACCACTACGCTACTATGCAGCCCATACAGGGCGATGGGGCGGTGACGACAAAACCAATATGCAGAACCTTGGGCGTGGTTCGCCTATCAAGAAAGCGATCAAGGCTGGCTTGGGGGAAATCATTATTGACTGCGACAGCAGCCAGATAGAAGCGCGCTTGCTTGCTTGGCTTTCAGGGCAGCAGGATTTGGTTGAAGTATTTGAGAAAAACAATACTGAAATTTTTGCAGGGGTGCCAAAAGATAAAATGCAGTTCGACCCCTACAAGATTATGTCTTCTTCGATATACCTGAAGCCAGTGGAGGACATAAATTCACACCCTGAACGGTTTGTTGGTAAGACGACAATTTTGGGCGCAGGGTATGGAATGGGGGCGTTGAAATTCCAAGGTCAGTTGAAAAACTTTGGGGTGCTTCTATCTTTGGCCGAGTGTCAGACTATTATTGATGTTTATCGCGGTACATTCCCTTGTATTCCGGCGCTATGGCGACAGGCACAAGCAGCTATTGAAGCTATGATTGATGGGAAAACGGCTCCCCTCGGGCGTAAGGGTGTCATAACTATAGTTAGCGGCAACCGCATCCTTCTCCCTAATGGCCTACACCTAGAGTTCCCGAACCTACGATGGGAAAAGGATGAAGATGGTCGGAGACAAGCCTACTACGATATACGTAGAGGTAGGGCGATAATAAAGACCAAACTATACGGCGGTAAATTGGTGGAGAATATATGCCAAGCCCTCGCCCGTATAATCGTCGGTGAGCAATTACTGAACATATCGAAGAGATATAACGTCGTTATGACTGTTCACGATAGTGTGGTATCTTTAGCGCTTTCCAAAGATAAGGAGCGCGCTGTTGCCTATATCGAAAAACAAATGCGTACCACCCCTACGTGGGCAGCGGGGCTACCCCTTAACTGTGAAACAAAGACTGGAGCGGCTTATGGATAAGGGAGAAAGCATACCTATTGAGGGGGAGGCATACTTGCACGAAGGCGTGGTGCTTTTGGTGCGGCGCATCCGTAGCCACCCTGAAGAATTTGTGTTTCATACTAACGGATATCATCTTCTAGAGAGGTTCAAAACCCATACCAAAGGGGCGGACTTATCCGCTATCAAAACTGCTGTGTACGATATGGGGTTGGAGAAGATGCACAACGACTTGATGGAGCATATTCTTAACGACACCCTTGGTAAAATACAGAATAGCGCCCAAGCCACTCAGTCTGCGACTCGAACATACTATTCTTCCGCTTCGCAGCAAGCCGCTAATAATTACTCAAACAGCCAGAGCAGTGCCAGTGGTGCGCTTAATAGTCTAGGCTCCCTTTTGCGAGGTACGATATGAGTAAAGAATATAAATTTACCCAATCGTGGTTTGAAGCGGGGGAGCAGGTGTGGCCGCAGATTGTACCTTTGATGAAAGAGCGCAAGCATGTGCTGGAGGTAGGTTCTTTTGAGGGGCGCAGCAGTGTGTGGATTGTCGAGCATATGCTTGAAGACGGCGGTGTACTGCGTTGTGTGGATAACTGGCTAGGTAGTGAAGAGCATAAAGATGTTCCTATGGACGCGGCGGAAAAGCTGTTTGATTATAACGTGCAGTTAGCGGTGAAAAAATTCCCCAAACGGCGTGTACATAAATTCAAGGGGAATTCGGCAGGTATATTATCCAGCATGGCGGCGGATAATACTGGCTATTATGATTTCATTTACATTGATGGTTCCCACACGGCACCCGATGTAATGTCCGATATTGTCATGGCATGGCCTCTTCTTAAAGTGGGAGGGATTATGGTGTTTGACGATTATCTATGGGGGGATGCGCGTGATGTACTGCATAAACCCAAGATATCCATAGACGCGTTTGTTACAATCTATGGAGAGAGCCTGAATATCGTGCATATTGGTTACCAATTCGCGGTAGCCAAAACAAAATAAGGATTGAGAATATGGATGTGGTAGAGATTATAGTTGCCGTTGTTATTTTTGTTGCTCTTGCGGGCTTCGTTTATACCCGTATCAAGAAAGCAAACAGTAATAGCGGTGGGACAACGGGTTCTGGCGGTCGCCGTGAACCACGCAACCCAACGGACCTTAAATAACACATGAAAAAGGAAGAGGAGAAGCCGCGCCCGAGTGTGATGATTGCCACCCCTATGTATGGTGGTATGTGTAGTGGTCATTATGTCCAAGGACTGTTGAAGACCGCTGCTCGGCTTAGGGAGTTAGGTGTACCACTTTTGTGGGCGCACATAATGAACGAAAGCCTTATCACTCGGGCGCGTAACGAACTAGCGCGCATGTTTCTTGAGGGTGGGTACGACTACCTACTCTTCATTGATGCGGATATCGGGTTTACCCCTGAAGCAGTGTGTACGCTGCTAGCAGCAGACAAAGACATTGCGTGCGGTATCTATCCTAAGAAGGAAGTGAATTGGGATAGCGTCCAGAAGGCGGCAACGGAAGGTAAAGAAAACCTAGCGGATTTCGCTGGTTCGTTTGTGTTCAATATGAACAACAAAGACGAAGAGAGTGACGAGGATGGTATGATTGAAGTGCGCCATTCCGGCACAGGGTTCATGATGATTAAGCGTGATGTATTCGAGCAGCTTATTCCCCACGTACCTACCTACCGCGTCAGTAGCCATAAAGGGGAGGATGGGGAGTACACCAACCCTCTTACCCATGAATTTTTCGCAACAAGTATAGACGAAACGGGTGCCCTTCTATCGGAGGATTACCATTTCTGCGAGTTGTGGAAAACCCACGGTGGAAAGGTCCATGCTAACCCTTTCATCCAGTTGAGCCATGTTGGCACCTATGTTTTTGGTGGTGACATTTTGAAGTCAGGTGGCAACCTGAAATAACATATAGGAGCAGACTATGAAAGTAGACGAACATTTTATTATCGCAGATAACGGCATCAAATTTGACCGCCGCCATTACGTACTGAATAATTCTCACCAGATTATGAAGCGTAAGCATCGCTACCCTACACCGAGCAATGACGGTATCCCAATTTACAAGAAGCTGTTCGCGCACTTCACGATGAACCCTGACGACAGCCCACAGGAAGTCCAGAAAATGTTCAACCTGAAAAGCGATACTACTGCCTACGCAGAAAGGAAGAAGGCGCGCATCGCGTTGCAGAAGGAAGGCAAGTGGAAAGGTAAGGTTACTACGTACAAGAAGTACAAGAAGCCTAGAAAAGCCAAACACAGAACTGTTGAGGAACGTGGTATACCCGAGGATGTATTGACTAAGGACTTGGGAGGTGAGAAGGGGCAACGCCCACGGATAGAGCCTATCACCCCTACGCCAGAAGTAAGCGCGGAGACTACCACTCCCATGCCAGATACGCCAAAAGAGGATTTGGCAGTGGCTGCTCATAGGGTAACGCGGGGTACGGGCAGGATAGCCCCTTGGCGGACTGCGTTTGCTATTATGATTAGCGCCGCAGTTACAGACCTTGAGAATGGGCAAGACTCCAGCAGGGTAGCGAGTAGACTGCGCGTTCTTGCCGATGCGCTTGACCGTTAAAGAAGGAAGTATGATGGACAGCGGGCCAATGGATATGGACAAAATGCTGGAGGTTACGCAGAATATTGCTGACCGCCACCGTATGGATGTTGGAATTATCTTTGGCCCGCGCCGTTATGCAGAAGCCGCTAGGGCTAGGCGAACTGTGTATTATAAGTTGTTTATGGGCGGGGTAGGCGTGGCCGAAATCGGGCGCTTCCTCAATAAAGACCATAGCAGTGTTATCCGTGGCATACAGAGGTATAGAGAAGATGAAGAACGTAGCGAACGGTTGGCTAGTGTTCGCACTGGCAGCAAGCTTTAGCGCTGCTTACCTACTGGCAGTAACATTACGCGCGCGCCGCAAAGACGGCGCTATAAATTGGGCATGGGAATGGGCCGACACAGAGGAGGATTATCATGGATGAAGACACCCACAAAATGCTGGTCGTAGTGGGGCAGGTTTGTGTGAAGGCGGTTAAGGAGTTAGACCGCAGAGACGCCGAGATTGACGCGCTTCATGCGGAGATTGACCACTTAAAGGTGATGGCAGGAGAGAAAAAATGAGTTTCCCATGGTCATACAGTGCTATCAAGACGTTCGATCAGTGCCCTAAGAAATATTACCATCTGAAGGTAGCGAAAGACGTTAAAGACACTTACGGCGAAGCCGCCCGCTATGGCAACCTTGTCCATGAGGCTGCGGAGAACCGTATAAAAGATGGGACCCCTATCCCAGAGAAGTTTGGAGTTATCACTCCTTTCGTAACCACATTAGAGGAAATGCAGGGGAATAAGTTCCCAGAGTTACGTATGGGTGTCAAGCAGACCACCGATGGATATAAACCCTGCGATTTTGATGACCCTAAAGCATGGTATCGGGGCATAGCCGATCTGGTAATTATCAATGGGACCACCGCCCACCTGATAGATTATAAGACGGGTAAAAATTCCAAGTACGCCGACATGAAACAGTTGGACCTACTAGCTGGCGCGTTGTTTGTTCTTCGCCCGGATTTGGAAGTTATTAAGTCTGCGCTGCTATATGTAGTGACAAAGGATTTCTTCCCAAGAAAACACACGGTGGACCGCCGTGATGCGTACCTAGCTGCGTTCAAGGACCAGCTATCTGATTTGGATATGTGTATGAAAATGGGTGTGTGGAACCCCAAAACCAGCGGGCTATGTGGTTGGTGCCCTGTGACTAGTTGTGAGCATTGGAAGCAAAGGAGATAGGCTATGCTAATTTCTGTTATGTACTACGACGGCAGACGTAGAAAATTAGAAGTGGAGGAACCAGAGGAAGCAGTCTGGATAATCCACGAGGAAATGAACGAAGTAGATTTCTGGCGTACCGGTGAAATACATACGTATATAAAAGATTATGGAAGTGGCAAGCGATGAACGAGGCGCGCTAACTGTATCGATCCAGCGCGAAGGACATACAGCAACCAGCGAGGCCATGCACCTGTATGATGCCTATTTCATGGCAACGTATAAGGTTGACCGGATGGTCGAGGTTGAAAAGGCGCGGTCAGCGAAAGAGAAGGAATCGGCATGAACCAACAGCAACAATCCAAACCCCGCTATCCATACGGCGATATGCGGAACAGTTACCGCGAACCAAAGCGCGCTGGTCATTGGTATTATGACGCGGACGGACAATTGCGGCAGATTAGGGAAAGTGTGAACTGATGACTGATCCATCCCATCAACAGATAATCAGCGAACTGACCCGCCCGAAGGTGCTTTTTCAGCAGCGGGCGGTGGCGGCTGTTTTGGGTGTGCCGGTGCGCGAAACACCAAAAGAAAGAAACGCAAAATGACCATAGATAAATATGAAGTAAAAAACCGTTTTACAGGATCGGTTCAATTCACCGCTGAAATATCCGTCACGCCCCACCAGACACCAAGCGTCAAGCTAGGTCTGGCTTTCTGGTGGGGCGTGAAAAACGATGCCGACCTGCGCGGTGTCTACCTGCTCGGTGCCGACCTGCGCGATGCCGACCTGAGCGGTGCCGACCTGCGCGATGCCGACCTGAGCGGTGCCGACCTGCGCGGTGTCTACCTGAGC